TAGTGCTTTTAATTGGTATTTTATTAACATAAAATTTAATTAATTCTAAAAGAAATTTATTCATTAAATATAAAATATATTTTTTAAAAATAATTAAAATTTATAATTTTAATTATTCTACCACTTAGATATAATTTATTAAAATAATATGATAATTGAAATATATTTTATTTAAATTTTTCTTAAATTAATTTAAAAAAATTGATGGTTAAATTTGTATAAAATTATAAATTTAATAGTTTTGTAAGAAAAATTTCAAAATGTCTTATTCGAATCCTACAAAAAAACGCAAAAATCCTAAAGGGTGTGAACCTTCTAAACGTAAAAAGTTTGATACTGATACTGATACTTCGGTTCTTTGTCCAGATATCAGTTCTATGCACGACTCCTATTTTGAAATACAATTAAGAAAAAGAGATTGTGGAGGAAGCTGCATTTTTTGTAATGAGTATCGCCAAATTTCTGGAGAAGACTTGTTACGTATTACTGGAGGCGAATTCAGCGGGGATACAATTACGAGCGGAACAGTCCAATTTAGAGATTTTAATACCAAATCATTGCTAAAGTTCAATTTTTCGGCAGTATCCTGTGATGTTTATTTACATCATCAATACCCTGGCGGACCAAAATTGGTAACCATCTATCTTGGTCGTAAATTAGGATCTATTACTTTTTCTGCAAAAGATGGAGTTTTTGATAAAGTCCGTGTAAAACCAAGAAAATTTACGGTAGACCTAAAAAAAGGAAGAAAATGGCCTATTGACAATAACGAGGACATTTATTTTTATCAAGTAGAGCCAAAACGCCGTGTTAAACATAAATATCTTACTGAGCCATTTTTGGAATCTTGGAAAGCTCTAGCTGAAGGAGGTGATCTTGATGAGAAACTTTATGATGGAACTGTTAGATTTAAGAATATAGATACAGGTGAAGAAGTATCTCTTAAATTTAAACTAAGAGGTTGTTTTCTTAAAAAAATGCAACAATACAATAACACTGGATCAACTATACTTAGACTTGGACGTGATAGAGACTTTATTATTTTTCCTGCTAAAGGTGCAACTTTTGAATTAAACGGAAGAGTGATGGATATACCATCTTTCGACCCTTTGCGCCGCGATTGGTTTTGTTTTTTTGAAGGAGACCATTATGTAAACTTAGCCTAAGAAAATGAGTTTGTTACTTGTTCTATCCCAGTTATTTTTCTAAATTAAATATATCTTTTTACAAGACTTTTTTAGTTCATATTATCAGATTCTTACAATTAATTATTTAATAAACACAAAATGTCTTTTACGTTAAAAAGACGCCTTTTATAATATTCAAAAACATATCTGTGATAATGATATGTATTTATGTCATCTATATATTCTATTTATAGGTAAATCCATTCATACAGAAATTTTATAAAGAATATTTTGTATTGATAATAAAATAATCTAATTTATTAACATAATATGATAATTGTATTATAATTGAAATATATTGCAATATAAATATATTTTATTAAAACTTTTCAAATAAAATTTTATAAAAATTGATGGATAAATTTATATAAAACCTAATTTTATAATAATATGATAAAAAGCTAACTGCTTCAAATTTTCAAAGAAATTTCTAAAATGTCTGAAGCACCTGTTCAAAATGAAGTTCAACGTGAAGATAAATGTTTTGTGTGCTTCCAATCTAATAATAAGGTGTCAATTCCTATTCCATGTTTAAATAATCATCCTGACAAAATTCATAAAAAATGTTATGAAGAGTACTCAAAGCGTTTTCCAAACTGCTTTTGCGGAAACAAAATGCATATACCTAAACATCAACATGAAACAATGGTTGATTATTGGAACCGTTGTTGTGGCGTAAATTCAAATGATTCTTTGAAAATTGTTCGTGGAGTTGTAAGATTTAAAAATTTATTGGATCATGAGGAAGTAACTAAACCATTTACAGCAACAGTCAATTCAATTAAGGCATTTCCTCAATACATTGACAAAAACAAATCATTTTGGCAACAAATTTCGCGAGGCATACCATATTTGATAAATATTGAATCAAATAATGGATCTTTTTGGTTTGTTGAGCATAGTTCAATACTCTGTATATACAGGGTAGATTCGATTTGATAAGTTTGTTACTTGTTATGTCCCAGTTATTTTTCTAAATATAAATATATCTTTTTACAAGACTTTTTAGTTCCTAATATCTAATTCTTTACAATTAAATAACACTCATGTCTTTTACATTAAAAGAACACCTTTTATAATATTCAAAAACATATCTATGATAAGGATGTGTATTTGTATCATCTTGAAATAAAACACCATATTTACCATCTGGATATTTTGATAATATCCAATTTTCAGAAAGATATCTTATATTGTGATTTAATATATTATTCATTTCACCATTAATATCTAAATAATCCAATTTATCAATATGTGATTTTTTAGACCACCAAAAATTACCAGAATAATGATAACAATGTTTTTTATCTTTATTTACATAAACATCACCCATATTTACACAGTTATTACCTAATGCATCATAATATTCCAAATTATTAATGCATTCTTTATAACAACTAATTAAAAAATATTGCATCATATTCCTCCATGAAGCAGTTACTTCAGGATTACCTGCATTCCTGACACCTTTTGTATGAATATATAAAATATAAGCTTCTTCACTTTCTCCTTTACGAATAATTCCATTTGAACACATATATTTTATATAATTAATTGTATTCAGCTCATACAATTCAATACGACTATCTATATATAATATATTATATTTAGTATCGTTAAATTCATCATCCTTTATCACGTTACAATCACCCACTATTCCAAAATGTATTTTTGTAGTAATATTATAAAGCCCCGAGTCTTTAATTAAATTTAGTTGTTCTTTTAATATATCCTTCCATCCATCCAATGTGCAAACATGTATAAAAATATGAATATTATTCTCATTATTTAATAACACTGAATTATTTAATATTAGCTGATTATTTAAATTATATTTATAATCCTTTACTACATAATTATATTCATCTAATTTAATAAATTCTTCAATGCCCCAATGATTCCAATTTATTATTAATTTATTAAAAGTATTATCTATTACAGTTCCGTGCTGGTCATTGTTCTTAATCCTTTTTAATTCACCTGTATCAATAACATATAATGCTTGATCAAACCATTCATTATTTATTAAAAATAATTTTTTAAAATTTGTTTTCATAATGATGTTTGAAAAATATAAATAACTATCATTTGAATAGTATAATTCTTTATTTAATTCTCTCCATTGTAAAAGTATTTTTGATTTATCTATTATTTCAAATCTATAATTCGTTTCACCTAATTTAAAAGTATCCGTTTTAAAATCTAATCGTATAATATTATATTGACCATTCTTGTGTATTATACATATATCATTCATTTATTTGTTTTATAATGTAATATATTATATTGTAATATATTATAATGTAATATATTCCTAATATTATAAAATTATATTTATATATAGTTTTATAGATTTGTTTAATAATGTTTCTTATATTTGTTTCTCATATATTTAATATTACACTAATATATGATTCATTAATTCCGCTTTAATAATAAAATCATAATCAACTATTTTATATAAATATATGTTCAAAATATAATAAAATATAATAACTTGAATTAAATCAACTTTACTATAAACTATATTATACAATTCTTCAAAATATTTCATTTTTTTATTAAAGTAATTTATTTTAAGTAATTTATATTTTGATGTCGATTCTACATTATTATTCATAACAAGTAATTTATTATAATTTATTAAAGAAAAACAATTATTCAAATCCTCATCATTCTTATTAAATAATAAATTATTCGAATCACACGAAGTATTATTTTTTAAATATATTATATTATCATAATCAACAGATATATACTTATTTAATTCATATAATATTTGATATTTTAATAAATTACATGATATAGTAATAGTTATGTGTGATAAATTAATTAAATAATAATATTGAACAATATTTATAAAGGATATATTTTCAATATTAAAATTTATAATAATATCGTATTTTAAATTAGAATCATAAATATTTTTAATAAATTCAATATTATATAAGTCTATATCATCATACGTTAAAATAATAATTGACTTAGAATTTCTTTTACTTTTAACTGGTTCTTTTTCATATATTTTTATAAGTCCACCATATTTAATAAATTTTATTATATCTTTATAAAATATTTGCTGATTTTCGTGTTTATTATAATCAATATCTTTTAAATACTGTTTTATAAAGGATTTATATGAATAAATATCATTATTATTTTTTTGTTTTAAAAATAATTTAAATAGAACAATATCGGAAATATTATTTAAAAGACTCGTTCTTAATTTTATTTTATATAATAAATATGTTTTATATATATCAGGTATAAATTTATCATTATTTAAATAATTATACTTATAATCTAATAAAAACATATTATCATCATCAAAGTTATAAATGCAAAATTCTTTTATTTCATCATTTATTAATAAATAAAATTTATCGCCAGTTGTATTTTTTAAAAAATGTATTGAATATATATCATTATATAATCGTCTATTAAAGTAATCAAATGAAAATGAAAAATCATTTGAAAATTCTTTTAAAAATCCATCAGTATTTGATAATATATTTTCATAAAATCTAATATCATTAATATCATTATCCTCCTTACCCGCATATAAAATATATGTTTTTTTTAAAGAATAATTCAAATATTTTTCATAATAATATACATTATTATTTAATAATTTATAAATCTCATTATATGAACTATCATTCCAATATATATTTAAATAAATAGATTCATTAATATCATCTTTTTCAATAAAATATTTACCATATATTGTTTCAATATTGTTATTAATATTTTTTTCATAAATTACTTCATTTGTAATAATGTTTAATTTAACATTGAATTCATTCTCTTTAAATAAAGTTTTTGTTTCAAAACAATCATTATAAATATAAATACTGTAATCATCACATTTATAAAAATAAATTATTTCATTTATTTTCAATTTATCATCTTGAATAAATTCTATTTTATCTAAATATTCTGGATTTAAAATAGAAATAGAATGATTAATTTTAAATAGTTCATTATTATATTTATTCAAAATATATAGTGGTTTATTTATAGTATTATTCAAATTATTTAAATTATTTAAATTATCATAAATATAATATATAAATTCAATATTGTAAAGAACATTGTTTAAAATATAAAAACTCTCTTCATTCCATTTAGTCCATTTTATTATTATATTATTGTTTTCACTTAATTTAAATAGACCATCTTCTTGGTTTGATTGTCTAATAATTTTTAAATCATGAATTTTACAAAAATCTGTCCAATTTTTATGTACAACTAAAAATTCATTTTTAAATAAAAAATCATAATAAACATAGTGTTTATAAATCGTTATATTTGAAATATTATTATCTGTATTACTTTGATTACAATTAAAATTACAATTAAAATTACAATTAAAATTACAATTACTATTTATTATAAATAATTCTGGATTCCACATTTTCCAATAAACAATTAAAAAAGAATCACTTATTAACATATTTTCATATTCATTTGTACTTAATCTATAAAAAGAATTTAAATATATATTTATAATACATTCTTCTTCCCATGTTTCATGTATAATATATATTGTCTCATTATATTTATCTGTATTATCATAATATTTTTTTATAGAATTGTTTATATAATCATCTAATTCATTATTCATATCAATATTATCATTATAAAAATCACATTCAAATATTTTATTATCAGTAATTATTTTATTATCTTTTAAAATAATATTATACAAAGTAATACCACCTTGTCTATTATATTTTTCAAATAAAATATTATTAATTGTATCAAATATATAATGTTTATTATTTAATATAATATTTTTATAATAATTATTTTTAAAAAAGGTTATTGAATAATAATATCTATAACTTAAGTCATTATTTAAACATTCATATAAATATTCATTATTTTTAATGTAAAATGTAATTATTTCATTATGTATATTAAAATTACCTATTCTTTTATCTGTATCAATTGAATAAATGTTTGAATTTTTAATATTTATAATATATGTAAATTCATTAATTTCACTGGTATTAGTATTTATATTAAATAATGTTATATTTTTTTCATAATCAGAACATAAGAAATAATTTGTTGAATTATTAGACTCTTGAAAATATTTTTTTAAAACTCCATCATGTTCCCATTTTATATTTAAAATATCATCTTTAAAAGAATAAATACCTTTATAATTGTTTAATTCATTATATATATAACAGTTATCTATAATACATGTGCTTTCCCAATAATTATCTTTTATATATATTTTAGTTAAAATATTATTATCAACCAATTTTATATCTAATTTTTTTTTAGAAGGTTCTATATAGATATAACGTGTTAATTCATTGTTTAAATTATCTAAATAAAATTCATCAATATTTTCATTATTGTTATTCCATTTTATTTTTAAATTATTATTTTCGAAAAAAAATATTGCATCAACGTCATTTTTAATAATAGTTCCTTTAAAATAGTTGAGAATTATATGGTCTTCAAAATCAGGATATATTAATACAACGTCCTCCATAATTAAATAGAATAAATAATTTAATTATAATAACCGAATTTTATTGTAATAATATTAAATTATTGTAATAATATTAAATTATTGTAATAACATAATTATTTATATATCCTTCCTTCATGAATACCATATTTTAAATAATGTATTTTCAATTCATTATCATTTAAATGTCTTAAATCTTCATATAATTCTTTATAAAAATTTAAATCAAAATCATCTGGTATTTTATAAATACGTTCTTCCGATATTCCATAAAATAAATAATGATTTATTGCATCTATATCAGATAATTTTTCTAAATCATAATAAATATATTTATAAAAACTTGGAATAAAATCATCAGGTATTTTGTAAATTCTGTTCTCTTTTATTCCTTTATACAAGTAATGTTGTATTAATTTATCATCATAAATTTTATTATTTTCATCCACAAATTCATTTTTGAATTTAGTTTTAAATTCATTTTCATATATTCTATAATAAGTATATGGATCAAAATCACATGGTAATTTATAAATATAAGCTTTTTTCAAACCATAATATAAATAATGTTCTTTTAATTCTTCATTTGTTAAATTATTTAAATCATATATGTTTTTATACATTTCACAGTTAAAATCATGCGGAATATTATAAATATGTCCATTTTTAATATTAAATAAATAATGGTCTTTAACTTCTTCATCCGTTAAATTATTTAATAAAGAATATATTTTTTTATAAATATTTACATTAAAATTATCGGGAACTTTATATATTCTATTTTCATGCATACCATAATAAAGATAATGTAATTTACATGTTTCTTTATCGAGTGACTTCAAATCATCATATATTTTTATATACTTTTCGACATTAAAGTCTAAAGGCAATTTATAAATATATCCTTTATGAATACCAATATATAAATAATGTTCTATTAATTCTTGTTCATTCATATTCTCTAATTCCTTATAAATACTTTTATATAGTAACGAATTAAAATCGTCAGGTAATTTATAGATATGGCTATTTCTAACTCCATTAAATAAATAATAATCGTTCAAATCATTATCATTTAACGAATTTATTTCAGAAATAATATTTTTATATATTTTTTTATATAAAATTAAATTGAAATCATCTGGAATTTTATAAATATAATCTTTTCTTAAACCATTAAATAAATAATGATTACATAGTTCAACAGCATCATTTATTAATTCTAACTCAGGATATATTTTTTTATATATAAATGGATTAAAATCAAATGGTATTTTATATATGCGTTTTTCTTTAATACCACAATTCATGTAGTGTTCATATAACTGTATTTTATCTAAACCGCCTAAATCATCATATATTTTTTGATAAGTAATTGAATCAAAATCATTTAAAATTTTATAAATTCTATTTGATTTTATACCAACATATAAATAATGTTCTTTTAATTCTTCATTATTCATATTTGATAAGTCATCATATAATGATTTATATAAAAGTGGATCAAAATCATTAGGTAATTTGTAAATTCGGTTTTCTTTATGACCATATTCAATATAATGGAATTTTAAATCATTCGGATTAAGTGTACTAATATCGTTATATATTTTTGAATAAACTACATAATTAAAATCATCTGGAATTTTATATATCTGGTTTGAATTATTTGAATACAAATAATTTTTAATAATATCAATATATGAATAACTTATTGTATTAGGATGTAGTTTTTTATAAATATCATAATCAATTGCCGATAATAATTTATGTAATTTATCTACTGAATAATCATCATATTCATTTGAAGTATTATTTATTAGAGAATGTATCAACATTAAATTACTCTTTTCATTATTTGTATCTTTTGTATCTTTTGTATCTTTTGTATTATTTGTATCTTTTGTATCTTTTGTATTTTTAAAACTATTTAATAAATAGTACATATATAAACTAAAATTAATATTAAATGTATAAGGTTCAGTAATTTTATTGTTTAATTTTAAAATATTTATATAAAAATTATTCATATATGTATTTAAATCATTAATTTTATTATATCGACGCGATTGATATATTCCATAATTTAAATAGTGAAAAATTGTATCCATTGTTGATAAATGTTTAACATCACTATAATGTCTTTTATAATAATATACATCAAAATCATCTGGTATATCAAAAAAATATAATAATTTTATATCCTGTAAGAAATTTTTATAATAGTCTGGTAATAGAACATTAAATTTTTTATTAAACTTTCTACCTTCAAATTGACCAATTGTAACAAAATGATTCAATAATTCTGGATTTGACATATTTTGAACATTTATATCATCATAATATGTTTTATAAAAATTATAATCAAAATCTTCAATATTATATCCATAAATTGTTAATTTATATTCTTTATGAATATCATATATTCTTTTTAATTTTAATAATGCAAATATTTGTTTTGATAATAAAAATTTATATAAAACTTCATTTTCCCAATAAATATTTTTAGTCATATTGTATTCATTTCCTATTTTTATTAAACAATCATGAGATGGATCTATTTCACATAGATTTATTTCTACATTATGAACAAGTGATTCTAAATCATGTATTTTACTTTTTTTTGATTCAAAGAAACTAATAAATTTGTTTGTTATACATGTTTTTATTGAAAAAAAATAACTTTGATAATGATATTTAATTTGTGTAGAGTCATTATAAGCATATAAATTTATATTTTGAGATACATTATTATTTAGATATATAAAATAATTTTCTATATTATTATTTATTACAATCGAATCATTAACAAACAATATATAATCATAATTATCAATAGAATATGAATTATTTGATTCATTCTTAGAATTTTTTGATTCAGTCAATAATTTTAAAACATATGTCCATTTACCAAAATCATAATAATTATCATTTTTAATTAAAAAATATTTTAATAAAATTGGGTCATCTTCAAAATCTTTACATAATTTATTTCCATATTCTTCTTCAATAGAATCAACTATAATTATATTTGTTACAAATTTTTTTAATATTGATATATTACTTAAACTTATATTATATTTAATCATATTTGATGTATGATTTGAAAATATACATAATATTTTTTTTTTAGACATTAATATAATATAATATATAAAATATATTATAATATTAATAAATTAACAAATTAACAAATTAACAAAATACTTTTATAAATAAATTAAATTTAAAAATGAATAAATTTTTATAAATAAAATTATATGAGTAATAATTGGAAAGAGCTTGTATATTTACCAGATAATTATAAAAAATTAATTAATATATATTTTAAAAATAAAACAGGTAAATATATTATTAATAATAATATATTAGAAGTTAATTTTGATGATTGGGGTATAGAATACTTTTATATTAATAATGAAAATAGTTATGATAAAAACAATATGTATTATACAATAAAACATTTTGACTTTAAAAAAATTTATAGTATTGCCTTATTCATTCAAATTGGAAATTGGACTGTTTTTAAAAAGATGGACGATTATATAAAAAAATTTAAAAATATAAATATAAATATATATTTTTTTATAATAGATGAATATGCAATAAATGAAAATATTTGTTATTTAAAAAATGAATATAAAAATTGTGTAATAGCAAGTTGTGAAAATAGAGGTATGGATATTGGACCATTCCTTTTAAATTTACATTATATTAAATATAATAACTATTATCATGAATATATTTTTAAAATACATACTAAATCGTGTGATAAATTTAGAAATGAAACTTTAAATAAATTGATGAAAGACCATAACACAATTATTAATAATATTAAGTTAATGGGTAATAATAATGCAGGTATTTATGCTGGAAATATATTATATAAATATGTTGACTATAAAGATGCATTTTTATCAAATTTATATCATACTAAAAATCTTATAAAATATTTATATAACGAAGATATTATATATGATAATTTAGAATTTGTTGGAGGAACTATGTTTATAGCAAAATTTAATATATTTAATATTTTATCTATATATAAAATAATTGATATTTATAAAAAATTAAATAATATTGAGACACTCGATTATTATTGGTATAGTTTTTTTTATAATATTAATATAAATGATAAGAAAAGAATTTATTTTGATTATATGAATAATAAAAATAATCGTTATCCAAATAACTTAGCATATACTTATAAAACAAATAATGCAGGATTACGTGATTCGATGATTGAACATGCGATTGAACGTGTTTTAGGTTATATATGTAAAAAAGAAGGTTTATTACTAATAAGTTAAAAATATTTTCGATTTTCATTATATCCATAATTTAACCAGTGAATAACAAGCTCCGTTTCATTAAATATGTTTAAATCTGGATTATATTCTTTATATTTAAAAACATTAAAACAATCTGGTACATCAAAATATTTTAATATCTTTACTTTATGTAAATATTCTCTTAAATATTCTGGTAATACATAATTTATATAATTTTTAGAAGAACTATAATTTTTATATAAATATTGTCCTTGATTAATAAAATTTTTTTTTAAAAGTATATCATTTAAATCTTTTAATTCAGGAACATTTTTCTTATATATTTCTAAATCAAAGTTTTCGGGTATTTCATTAAAAATCTCATATTCATAGTTATAATTATTTTTTAAGAATATTAATTTATCTATTTCTATAATAGGAAGTATATTTTTAATATATAATAATTTATATAAAATATCATTATAAAAAATATTTGTATTATAATTATTATTTAAATAAGCAAGTTTTAAATATGGCATCTTTAAATCAAATTTTTCATGTAGAGTATTTATTCTAAAATTTTCTTTATCATTAATAATATTATATAATACATTTATGTTTTTATAATTTATTGTAAATACAAATAATTCATAATGATATGTATTATGTGATGAATCTAAAAAACTACTAAAATCAAGATTATGATTATTAACATAATTTAAATAATCACATATAGAATTTGTATATATATATTTATCATTTATAAAAGTAATGTATTTAAATTTATAATTTTCATTATTTTCTTCAATAGTATTTTCTTTAATATTAAAAGCTTCTATATATTTTAAAATTGTTTTTATTTTTATTAAATAGAAATCATCATTAGTATATAATGATTCATCAGATATATATTTTATTAAACGTATTTTTTCATTATAGTCATAATCATTTTTAATATTAATATATTCAGTTATATAATTTTTTAATTTTAAAGAATAATCATTATTAATATCAACTATTATTATATAATCAAAATCTTTATATAAATTAAGAAAATTATTTATATTTACTTCATATTTCATTTGTGAATTTGTATTATTTAAAAATATTCCTAAATTGTCATTCAAATGATCATTCATAAATTTATTTTATAAAAAAAAATAATTTTATAACCAAATATAAAATTTTAATTAATTAAAAATGAATTTTAATTAAAAATAAATTAATTAATTAAAAATGAATTTTAATTAAAAATAAATATATATATATATTATAAAATAAATATGTTTAATTGGATTTGTATAGGATTTATAGTAATACTAATTATAGTTTTATTAGTTGTATATTATAGAAGAAAAAATACAATAGAAAGTTTTGAAGATATTCAAGGTTATGATAGTAATGATAAAAGTTATTCAGATCTTGAATACTTTAATAATGATGAACATGACTATTTAGAAAATCATGAAGGAAATAAAAGACGTGACCATTTAGAAAATCATGAAGGATATGAAGATTTAGAAAATTATGAAGGACAAGAATAATATATAAAAGTATTTACACTATAAAAATAATTATAATAAGTATTTTATTATAATTAAAAAATAAATAATTTTAAATTTTTCTAATTGCTTAAAGTAGGAACAATATGACATTGAAAAAAGTTAAATTTCAATTAGATGATAAAAAAAATACTTTATTAATATTCATTTTTTTATTTATAATCATAATCATAATAATTATATTTGTATATTTAATCAGATATTTTAAATTAAAATTAAATATATATGAGAGTTTTGATAATAATGGATTTAAATATTATAGATGTGAAAATAAAATATTAGGACAAATTACTAAAAGAATATTTGATGAGAATGATATTAAACATTCAAATGAAGAGTGGAATATTTATGTACCATGTGGTTATAATGAAGTTGAAGAAGAGTTAAAAAAAATATTAGTAAAAGGAGACCCTTCTAAAAAATATATATTTGGAATAAATGGATGCGATACAATAGTTAGTAAAAATAAAATATGGGAGTCTTTAGCAAATTGTTATGGGCGAAAAGAAGCAAGTCGTCTAATGCCAGAATCATATGTATTAAACGATATTGAAGAATTACAAATTTTTATGCAAGACTTTAATATTAAAGATGATAATATTTATATATTAAAAAAAAATATTCAAAGAAAAGAAGGTTTAAAATTAACACGTGATTATGATGAAATTTTAAATGGATGGAAAGACGATTATAGGGTTGCACAAAAATATATTACGAATCTCTTTTTAATAAATGGCTATAAAGTTAATTTACGAATATATCTATTGATAGTTATAAAAGATAATAAAATAACTTTTTATTTATCAAATAAAGGTAAATGTATATATACAAATAAAAAATATAATGATAATGATTTGGACTTTGAATCAAATATAACAAGTTATAATTTAGATATGTCTATTTATAATAAAAATCCACGCGATTTTATACAATTAAGAAAATATATTGATAATAATATTCTAGATATACCTAATGCAGGTAATTATTTTTTTAAAAAAATAGATAGTTTAATGACGAAAATATCTAAATGTTTGGCAAATAATTTATATCAAAGTAAAAATATAAAGGGAAGTGTTACATTTCAACTATTTGGATGTGATGTTATATTTACGGATGATTTACATCCATATTTATTAGAAATGAATAAGGGACCTGATATGATTCCCAGAGATGATATAGATGAAGATATGAAAAGTAATATTCAAATAGATATGTTTCGTAAGGTTGGTATTTTAAATGAAGATAATTATAGAAATATTAGTAATTCATTTTATAAAATTTTTTCAATTTAGAAAATATATTAATTTATACTATAGTATATGATAAAGAAAAATATTAAAATATTTTCATTTATATTATTATTATTATATATTACATTTTTATTTAATGTTTATATATTTTATAAAAATGAATGTAAACAACGTGAAGATTTTATTAGTATGTTAGAACTAATATCTGATACAGTGGGCGGTAAATATGATAAAAAGCGAAAAGTTATGATTAATAACAGTGATATTAAAAATACTAATTTATCTATAAAAGAAGTTAAGTATATTTATATTAAAAAAAGTAATAATGAAAAAAGTAATAATGAAAAATACAATTTATATAATAAAAATAATGAAAAATATGCATTTGTTAATATAGATATTTTAAATAATAAATTAAATATTTTTGATATAAATGATGATAAGATAGGACAGTTGAAAAAACAGTATTATAATGATTATTATGTAGAATGTAATATTTTTCCAAATAAGGAAATAATTGTTCAATTTATGAATTATTATAAAGATGCTAAAATAAACATTGAGGGCGATGATAAATATTTTTATATAAAATCTTTTAATGAATATGAGGAAAATGATTCATATAATAGTTCAAATACTACGGATTCATTATCTAATACAATATCTAATACAATATCTAAAACATTTTCTACAACAAAATATATTATATATTTATATGCATTAAAAATTGGCAAAATTAAAGAAAATAGTGACTCGACTGTTAATAAAATTATTGTATATGAGGAATATAAAAAATATCTAAATATATTTGGTGTTGTATATTCAATGTTAGATAATATTATATAAATAATATTACATAGATAAATTATCTAAAATTAAATAATATATTATATAAATTTATTAAATTTATATGAGATTCAATATTTTTTTTTTGAAAAGAAACATTATTAATTTTTTTTCTTGAATACTAAGTGACCAATTATTAAATATTTCATTACTATAAAAATAGTGCTTATCAGGAAGATATAACATTATACCTATTAAAATAGCAACATTTATACTACAATTTGTAATATCAATTCTATATAAAATCTGTTTTAAACTTTCTAAAAACTTATTATTAAAAAACATTGAAACATTATTATGTTTATTATTATAAAAAAAATTTCCTATAAATTTCTTTGTTATTAAATTATTATTTAAAAAGTTTAACATATTTGTATCATTCGTCATAAATAAACAATATTCATTCTCTTTTTTATTATATTTTTTATTATCTGTAATAACTAAGAAAGGATAATCATAAAAATCAGTATTTTTATTATAATCACCTTTAGTATATGTCAATGTTGATATCTTCAAGTTAAAGTATCTTTCTAATGATGGGTCATTAAATTTAAATATAGTATTTTTATCAATCTCATTTAAATTTTTAATAACTTTATAATATTGATGATAAACCAATTTATCTAAAAATCCGTCTAAAATAATTCTATTGTCAAAAAAAGATATATTTCTAAGATAATCTAATTGAGGTTCTGCTTGATGAATAGGACTATTTTTAGTATGTCGTAACCCTTCCTTTGAAATGCGCCTATAATTATTAATATATTTCGTATGATAAAAATCGAGACCAGTTATATAAAGATATTTAATAGGATATGATAATAAATCCATTATTGCACATGTTCCTGTATAGGGACGTGTTCCAAGAGACTGCTCGAATCGTTTAAATTTTAAATCATTCATTACTTTTAAAGGTAATTCAAATTTGTATTTATTAACATAATATAATATATCATTGTGAAATATAGGATGATTAAATGGATATGAACTACAAACAAATTGAACACCGTATTTTTTATATAATTTTGGATTTAAATTATTTTCGCCCGGGAAATCGCTTGTATTAAGTGAATTATATATAATATCAGTCCTTGTTCCAATATCATTTTTTAATGATTCTGGTAAAGGTAATGATTTATTTAATCGAACTATTAAATCAAATTTATCTATTACATCCCCTTTATTTGTATCTAAAATAGATTGCGCTGGGCCAACCAATGCAATGCATTTGTCTCTTACATATTCAGTAAATAATTTTTCATATTCTTTAAAGAAATGATTCATCATATTGTCATTATATAAAACAATATGAGGTGGTATATATTTTTCAACTACCATATCATTAAACTGGTTTGAAACATATTCATTATTATATTGTTTTTTTAATTTAATATTACTATTTTTGGAATTAATAATTTTATTAATTTGATTATTATTGTTTGAATTAGACGGAGTATTTTTGTTTTTATTAGTGTTATTATTGTGATTATTATAGTTTTGCGAATTATTATAGTTTTGTGAATTATTATATTTTACATTATTTCTTTCATTCACGTTTTGTTTAGGTGTTTGATTATATTCCTCAATATTTTTTAATTTATTTTTACAATGTTCATAATGAACTTTAATATGTGTTTTTAAAAAAATATTTTTACAAAATTCACAAGTAGTATAATTTATGTTCATATTTTTTATTAATATTTTTTTAATTTTATTATAAACTATATAATAAACAAATGATACATTTATATAAAATTATTATATACACAAAATTATTATATACACAAAATTACTATATAAACAAAATTATTATAAATAACAATATTTTTTACTATGTTATAAAATTAATATATAATATTATTATATATTAAATATGCCAAGCGTTATTAGTACAAAAATACGTATTGATAATTCAAATAATATTACATATGTTTTAAAAAAATATAATAATAATACTTACAAATTATTCGTTTATAATAAAAATATGTCATCAGGGTGTTATTATTTAGCAGGAATTAAAACAGGTGTTTGTTCATAATATTATTTAACGAACCAATCTGACAATTTTGAACTTTTAAATTTAGTTTTTTTATTATTATTTTTAATATTTGACGATAATACTGAAAATATTTTTTCATCGTTTTCTTCTTTAACGTCTTCATTTGAAGAAAAATCTAATAGGTCATTCATTTTAATATTCTTTTTAATAAATGGTTTTTTTATTTCAATACTTTGTTGATTAATATCTTCAAAAGTAGATGGTTTTGAAGAAATATAATCAAACGTATCATTATCAAAGTAATCACCTTCAAATATATTATTTTGTGAATTAATTTTATCAGTAATTTGACCACAATGCATAGCACCTTCATTAGCAAGTTTATCAGCAATATCATTACCAATAGAATGTTCATCTTGTTTATCTGTATGTGCCCTTATTTTTAATAAAACTATATTATATTGTCGTTTTATATCAAGGGCCTTTTTGATTAAATCAATATTAGGAACATCTTTACCTTCATTTTTCCAACCATTTTTTTCATAACGTTCTCCCGTTCCAGTAAATATATAAATACTATATTGAGAATCTGTAAATATACATAATTTTTTAGTTAAATCTTCTTCATCTAAATATTTTATAGAATCAATTATAGCGGTCATTTCGGCTCTATTATTAGTTAGTTTTTGATTTAATAAAGGAGCACCGACACGTATATTTTTTTCAGGTATATATATTCCAAAACCTGCTTTATTTAAACCATTTTTTACCTTTATACAACTACCATCCGTATATATAAATATTTTAGGCGACGTATCATTTAATGTTTCATTAACAATATTGTCATTGTTTTTTTTATCACTGTTTAATTTACGCGTTATTCCACGAGGCACTTTATTTTGTCCAAATCCATCTTTAACAAAAGCGACTGCATCATCTTTTTTTTCAAATTTTTTAAAAATGGCGCCTTCATATTTGTCAACTTGTTTCTTACAATCTAACCAATTACCGTATATACCCGGTTTATGTCCTTTATGAACTGCATAAAACATACTTTAATAATATATATGTTTATAATATTTATAATGATATATATTT